ATGAAAAACGTTTGTAAATTAAGTCTTTATTGCTTCCTGACCGTATTTATTCTTGCCGGATGCAACAAAAATGATTCTCCGGTTTCTCCATCAAACAGTGTAGTTACTTTGGATAAAAGTATTGTCGCAGATCAGCTTGGCAATAAGAATGGGTCGGCTGAAAACGACGAAATATCTTATCTTAATGACTATTTTAAAACAAACGCAAAAGGCTGGGTATTGGGAATTAACAATGCGGGAGAAAGCAATGAAGTTAGTTCCGTTGTTCTGTCTCAGCATTTTTTGCTGGAAGATAACAACTTATATAAAAACGAAAATGAACTGCGGGCACATTATAAAAATATAAGTATACGAATCCCTTATGTTGGCATATACTTGCTTGAACAGGAGGGCGATATGATAAAAGTTAGCCGCGTTTACAGAGCGCCCGGGCCTGATGTATACGGCGGTGAATTTGAAGAAATACAGATTACAAATTGATTCCGACTTTGATATGGGCAAGCGTGTAATTTGATATTAATTAAGCAAGAAAAAAAGCGGAGAAGTTATTTATATATAAAGAGTTAGAGGAAAAGCGGCGGTTTGGTATTTTTTGCCATTTTTACCGGATTTTTGCCACTTTATGCGTTTAGTTTGGGATTTATTTACATTATTAAACGTTTTTTAATAACTAAATAAAGCCCGTTTAACAACCGTTAAAATCTATTTTTACGCTAACCTTTATAATTACGCCATATCTGCTTTAACGCCCGCAAAATAAAGTATTATAATTTGCCTGCTATAATTATAATACTTTATTTTTAAGGCTTAAAACTAATTAAAATCTGGTATTAGAACAAATAATATTACACTGGGCAAAATAGTTCCAACCTCATTGATGAAGGTAGGAACTATGGTGGGAACCATCTATATAGTTATCTTATTTGACGTAATGTGTTATAATATAATTGTTTAGGCATTTATTATTTGCTGAGAATGATATAAAAGGTAGGAACCTCGAAGCTTCCCACCAACTCCAATCCATTTATTTCCGTTTTTATCTATGGCTATTTCTATAATACTATTAAATGGTAAGCCGAATTTGTCGTATTATATACCGTCCAATTTTCTCCGTCATATTTTGCTAAACCTTTAAAAGGTAAAACTAAGGTTACACCTTCGCTATAAAGGTGTAACCAAAGGTGTAACCCGCAATGATCGAATTAATATTTTCACAACCCCTTTTGTAATAATAAGTTAACAAGATTTAACATAAAAATTAATATTCCAAGGGTGTAACTCTTTATAAAAGGTGGTAACTCAATATTATGAGTGGTATATACTGTATAAAACTTTATATAACAATCGGTTATATAGAAAAAACAATTCGTTGTTTAATTGCCAAGGTAGTAACTTTTTTCTGGAGATGAATAGGATAATTGAAGCAAAACAAAAGAATATTGAACAGCATCTTAATTCTTTTTTACTTGTATATCTCCATGTCCTTCATAAACTCCGAATTTACCAGTTTCGATGTCTTCAAATCGGTATATACATCTATAGATGCCATCAGGGAAGTCGTTCCCATTTTTATCAACGAAATAGTTATAAGATGTATACCTAAACCCTGCTGGCAAAATTTGTACATAATATTTTTTAACAATATTATAATATTCATCAATGATAGCAATAAATACTTTTGAAGTACATGGGATATCGAATTCGATTTTAAAAATATACTCTGTTGGATTTGGGTAAGCGGGATATATTTTAAAATTACTTGGTTTGATTACCAAATTAGTATTGTCGAAGCTGCTACTTTTGAATGAATCAATAAAAGTTGTGTAGATTGGAAAATATTTCCATCCATTATCCAAGCCCCAATCCGTCGTATCAATAAGCCCAATAGGGGTTGGAGTTTCGAACCCTGTTTGTGTAATTCCCGAAAAAATTTCATGTTTATTTTCCTTGACTGGTGCAGTTGGATTACTTGTACAACAGCTTAAATATAATATTAAAATAAAAACCGAAATAACATTGAAGTAAAATTTCATAAATGCCCTATTTATTTTTTTCCTATCGATAAAATGATAATCTGCCTAATTACTTCAATTTAAAAGAGCGTTTAATTTCTTTGAGTTTCTTTAGAAACAAATCTGAAAGCTCTTCTATTTTTGAACGTAAAGCGGCATTCTCTTTTCGCAATTTATCACATTCTGTTATATTTCCAAAATTTGGAGTTGACTGACCTGTTAATAGCCATTGTATATCACATCCAAGACCTATTAGTTTCTGCAAAACCTCAATATCAATGTTCCTGGTATTACTGATATACTGCGATAGTCGTGGTTGAGTAATTCCAAGTGCTTCAGCAAGCTTGGAAACGCCTCCATATCTTTCCTTGGCATAGTATTTTAAGCGTGAACCGATTGTTTCCATAAAAATAAATAACAAAATGTTATATTTTGCTTGACTCATAATATAACGTTTCGTTATATTATGAGTGTTAAAGAATTTTAACTAAACACATAAAATAAAAAGCTGTTATGAAAACAACTATTGAAACCGAAACAAAAACTAAAATTAATACTGATTTTATAAATCTAAGCGAAGTCGCTCGAAAAATCGGAATATCGCCCGAGTATGTTTGGATGCTTGTCCACGGTAAACGCAAGAATAAAAAAAGACTTAAGCAAATCGATTCTGTTATTAAAAACACTTTAGAAGCAGCTTAATCAATATTCAAAAATACAAAATGATTTCATATAAAAAAATATCAAAGTCTTTCGCTTTCAGTCATAAACGGACGCACCTTAAAAGCATCAGCATTAATAAATTACACATAATATTTAACGATGCAAAACAAAAAATAAAGGAAACACTATGAAACTAATCGTCATAATGGCCGATAAAAAGGATTTTCTCCGCCAAACGGCCATACTTCCTGATATGACTCCCGTATTGAGTAATAAGAATTTGCAGCTGCTTCAATTATTTCACTTGAGCCATAAGCTGGGTCTAAATTCGTTTGTTCCAGCGCTTCAAGAGTGCATAAAGACCCTTGAAGAAAATAAAAAGAACCTAAAACAAGAAGCGCAAAGTCAATTTCTCCTTTTCTTTTTGACCGAAAGCCATTTTTTATTCCCGCTGTCACAAAAAGCATTATATCTGTACGATTATTCCTCATCTCTGCAAGAATTCGGGAATATCCCATGGATTGGCAATATTCACGTAGATACTCAACTTCCATATTGTCCAAAAGAGCTATTACTTTTAGAATCTCTCTGCGCGTCTGTTCAGCAGCTTTCACGAAAATCATATTTCTTACTCCTTAAATCATTTTTGATGAACAAAAATAAAGTTAAAGAGTTTGGGAATCTATTAAAATTTTGAGGAATTATTACAATGGTTGATATAACAGGATTAAAATCGTTTTTATATAAGACAATTCACCGCAATACTAAAACAGTGAATATGCTTGCGGATGAGACAGGAATAAGCGCAAGTTATCTATATCGCGCCGGTCTTCCCGAAGACCAGTCCGGAGTAAAATTTCCTATCGAATATCTTATCCCCTTGATGAAAGCGACAAAAGATTATTCAGTTCTTAAGCATATAGCTAAAACCTGCGGTTTCCTGCTTGTGAAGGTTCCTCGCGTAACCGGCGCAAAAAAAGAAGAAATCGACGTTGTAGAACAATATCAGGATTGCACCACTAAGGCGCTTAGATGCTTAAGAGAGTTTTTTAATGAACCGACACAAGATAATTTTGATAAAATAGACTCGGCTCTTTACGAAGTAATGCAGGAAAGCGCCACTACCCAGAAATATGTTAAGAAATCATTTTCCGGTCAATTAGAAATGGAGCTATAAAATGTCTGAAATAATTCGATTGGTTTTGTTCATAGTGATATTTGCACTCTACATACTCGGATTAGTTAAAGGAAGTAGTGAACTGTCCTATTCAAAATATAAAAGAAAAAATAGAAGAAAAATAAGTAGTCAATTAATAAATAAAAGAGGCAGATATGAAAAAGGCAGGTAATTTATTCAGTTTCATAATAGTAATACTTCTCTTGATAGGGGAAGTAAAATGCGTGGTGAAATTTTTTAGTTGCGATTTTGAGAAACCTTATAAGGCTGAAATAATATACGGAATTTCAATTGTAACTGGTTTGGGCTCAATTGCCGGTTATTGTGATTTCGGGAAATAGGAAGATATAAAAATGCTAAAACATATACTAACAACACGATGTCCGCGACAATGCAGTTACTGTATAACAAAAAATGTAAAGATAAAAGAATATTATTCATTGTTCAAGGTTTCCGAGGCATACAGTTATGCAATTGAACGCGAAGGTTCAAAAAGCATAATGCTGACAGGCGGAGAACCGACTATTTATAAATACTTTGATGAGGTATTAAGAATAGCATCTTTAATGTTCAAGGAAGTATATCTTACTACGGCCAATCCTGAAATTCTGAATATGCCAATGCCGGAAATAAGCGCGATTACATTTTCAATGCATGATGAGGAAGCCACAAGACAAAAAACATTCAGCGGTAATACGATTTACGCCGCAGTAATGGATAAACTTTATACGCCAACGCTTCCTTTCAGGCTTAAACAACAGGGATTTGCAGGGCTTACAATTAACGAAGACCAACGCGGCGAATTTAATTTTTCGGGAAGGATTCCCAAGATAGAGGATTTCAGTATCAGGGTTAACAGGCGCGGTAAATGTATGGATGAAGCAATCATTCTGCCAAACCTTGAATTGATTTATAGTTTTACAAAATTCTTATAAAGATGAAAAGAACTCTTAAACATATTTATATAATTCTTTCGGATAAGGAAGTATCATATCCCGCTATGTGCGCCGCTATACTTAGACTGCCTCCGGAAATATGGGAATCAAACTTAAAAGCAACGAGCCCAAGAGCTGATTGGTTTTTTAAGAGATATGGCCGCCATAAAGGTTCGAAAAAGTCAAGTTTGACTTTAAAAAACGCTACATCTTTAAAGCCATTTTTTATTTCAATCAGCGTCCCCTGCACGGAATCATTCTTAATGGAATTTATAAAAACATTATGGAACGATTTTTCGCCAATATTTAGCGAAAAGCCCGAAACATGGTACGGATCGTCAGATTTATTTGTTATCTCGATCAATGCCATCAATGCCAATGGGGATTTTTCATCTTCAATTAAAGAACTACTCTCCCATTGTGAAATAGCAAAATATTTTATTTCCAAGGCGAATTTATGCTTGCCTTTAATAAGCTCAAATATTTTTCCCATTGCCTGTTTACTAACCTCGGCCATAAAGGCGGAAAAAGCCGGATCAAGCGGAATCATATTTTTACTCCGAAAATTGTTTTTGCATTATCAAATTAATTTAAATGTCAGAATAATTCAAGAGCGGGTAAATAATTCAGGGAATTTATTTTTACCCCAATTGTTTTTGCAAGCCTGCTCTTGAATAATAATACGATAAAAAAATATGGAAACAGCATTACTAAATACAGAACGCGTTATCTCCGAAGCGGGATTAAATAATCCCGCTTTAACGCAGGTTTATAAGGGCGTTAATGGTCGTTTAAAAACTCAAGCTAAAACGAATACAACGGTTATTCCCGCTAAGGAAATATGGATTTCTGTACAGGAAACTATAAGGCTTTTATCGATTACAAAAAAAACTTGTTGTGCAAATTGCAAGAATGGCAAATACACAACGAAATTAGTTTCAGGTAATGGAGGCAAGCAGTACCGGATATTATTGTCATCGCTTTCTTATGCCACTCAACAAAAGTATTATGAGGAGCGCGGGATAACATTTACACCTGAGCAAACCGAAGACGAAATAAAGAGCGCCGTGGATATGGACGCTTACACCAACGCGCCTGTTTATGCGCGTAAAAAAGCTGATAAATATTTAAGCATAATAAAAGCAAGCGAAGGATTGAAGGGCGAGGAATTAAAAGACTTTATAAAGGAATGGAATCGAAAAAATCCAGCGCAAAAAACGAGTTACCAACGTTTAGTTGATGCGCGGAACAAATATAAAGAACAAGGAATAAGCGGACTGCTTGCAGGCTATGGCGCTAAAGCGGGGAAAACAAAAATTAGTACCGAAGATTATGACTATTTCAAAAGCCTGTATCTCAAAGAAGGAAGCCCGACACTTCAGAGCTGTTTTAACAGCACATACGGAGCGGCAATAAAAAGAAACGAAGGCGAAATACCGGAAGATTTTCCTTCCCCTTCGGCATTTTTGCGGCTCCTTGAGAGAAATGTTCCAAAACAATTTATCTACGCCGCCAGACGCGGCCAAAGCGCATGGAACAAAAAATTCCACAGCTTTGTTGAGCGCGATTTTGAAAACAAGCCGGCTGGTTCGGTGTGGGTAAGCGACCATCGGCAAATAGACGTTGCGATGATTTACAAATTACCTGAAAATGCAAATCAAAATGTAAGACGACTGCTTGAAAGCGTAGAATCAAAATACCGAAAACCGGTTTTCCCTTGGATTACCGTGTGGTCGGATTTTAAGACTGGAAAATGGCTTGGCTGGTATCTACATGCCGAAGACCCGAACAGCGACCATATATTTCAGGCATTTTATAATGCAGTTTCAGAATACGGATTACCAAGCGATATCATAATTGACAATGGTAAAGATTATAGAAGTAAAGATTTTGCAGGCGGCAAAAGAAGGAAAGTAGAATATAATGTCGATGAGAACAAAACCAGAAGCCTTATGGCGGCTCTTAATATTACCGTCCATTTTGCACAACCTTATAATGGGCAAACAAAACCAATTGAACGCGATTTTAGAATTCAAAAAGAATGGTTTGATAAACTTATGCCTGGTTACCGAGGCGGGAATATTCGTGAACGTCCGGAAATATTAGCCGCTGAAATTAAGCAGGGAAAAATAATTGACATAGCCGATTACAGCGATATTCTTGATGTGTATGTAAACGAGATACTACATAAATATCCCTGCTATGGCAAAAAGCATAAAGGCAAAACAAGAGATGAACTTTGGAACGAAGAGTTCAAAGGAGGTAGAAAAATAAGCATGGACGCATTGAAATTATTCTGCATGAGAACGTCGCCAACACCGCAATCGATAGGTAGAAATGGAATTGTAGTCAGTCGTCAGCATTCTCTTTATTACTGGGCTGAATGGATGATAGCGCAAAAAGGGCGTAAAGTCTACATGCGTAGAGATAATAATAAATACCAGGAGGCATGGGTATTTGACGACAAGACGGGCGATTACCTGGGCAGGGCGGTTCTTAATGGATGGACATGCGCCGCTCTTGCTGAAACCGACCTTGAGAAAAAACAATTGAGAGATGTTCTGAAAGCAAAAAAACTGGAGGAAAATCTAATGAAGGAATATATCTCAAGGCCTAATAAGATTGACCCGGTGGAGATAATAAATAATATGGCTACAGGTATAGCCGCAGGTAAAAAAGAAACCGATGAGGAAAAGCCGCTTAAAACCAATGTGATAATAAAAACGTTCATGGACGAAGTAAAACTTCAGGACGAAACCATGGAAAGAACTGGAACTCACGGAAACATTAGCATAGCGGATTTAGCCGTCAACAAAGAAGAAAAAAAATCAAAAATTTATACTTTCGCTTTTGAAAAAGAAGCGGCAGAAAGAAATGAATAAAAACCCTCATCTTACACATGAGGGAATGTTAAACCAAATAAGGAAACATTTTTATGGAAGAGCTTAGAATAAAACTAAAAATCCTGATGGAGCAAAAGGGCTATTCCCAATCATCAGTCGCAAATTCACTTCAGGTAAGTTCATCGGCTTTAAGCCAATACTTATCCGGAAAGTATAACGGAAATGTAAAAAAAATAGATGAAGATGTAAAGAATTTTATAGACCGCGAAGCGGAAAAAGAACGCCAGCCACTTAAGAAAGTCGAGTTTATTCAAACGGTAAACGCTAAAAAAGTATATGACACCGCAAGGTTTTGCCATCTGGACGGAGAAATAGGCGTTATATACGGAGATGCGGGAACCGGTAAAACAACAGCGGTAAAAGAATATGTAAAAAAGCATAAAGACGCAATTTTGATTGAAGCTGATTTAGGATTTTCAACAAAGATATTATTTAAGAAATTACACGATGCGTTGCATTTGGACGGTCAGGGGCACATACACGATTTATTTGAAGGCGTGGTAGAAAAGCTTAAAGGCTCCGGAAGGCTTATTATAATAGATGAAGCAGAGCATTTACCTTACCGGGCTTTGGAAATGGTACGGAGGATAAACGATTTTGCTGAAATAGGAATATTGTTAGTCGGGATGCCACGTCTTATAAACAATCTTCGTGGCGAAAGAGGCAATTACGCTCAATTATATAGCAGAATCGGAATGGCGGTAAGGCTGGATGCGCTTGCACAGGAAGACACAATAGAAATAGTAAAATCATTGCTACCAAGCGCAAATGGAGTCTGGAAAGAATTCCACAGATTCAGTAAAGGAAATACAAGAGTGCTTGTAAAAATGATTTTAAGAGCAAAGCGCCTTGCACAAATAAATAACTGCGGCGTTAACGCCGAAATCGTTAAATCGACATTTGAAATGCTTATAGCTTAAGAAGATGAAATGGACGAAGAAAAAATAAAACAAGCATTAACAGAGCTGCCTTTCGAAATCGTAATAACGCTTTGCGCTATATTAATAAAAGAGCATGAAGCGTACAATTGGAAAAACTTAATAAGAGATTTGCGGAGTCTTAAAGATGCAAAATAAAATAATAAAGGAAGTAACATGGTTAAGCGAAGTAACCGCCGAAGCTAAAAAGACATACGAGGGATACAACCTTGAAACAAGCGTACTTTATTACTTGGGACTTTGTCTTAGCATAAAAATAGTTAGGCGCACAAACTGTATGGACGATAAAATAAGGTTATTAAAGCTGATTACCGAAGCGCATGAATTGTATAGAAATAACTAATAAACAAAAATTACAAAAGGGATAAAAATATGAGCAAACAAAAAAAAGTGACAACAATAAAAAGCCTTGAGGAGGCTAATCAACGGCTTGCAGAGCTGAAGATTGCCGAAGCGCAATTGAAAATACTAACATCCGAGTTGAATATAAAGCATACCAAGCTTGAAAACGAATATTCAATGCGAATAGCCGAATTAAAAGAAAAACGACTACTCTGCCAAACGGATATTGAACTGTTTGCCGAAACTCATAAGGGCGAACTGAATAATAAACGAAGCTGGAGCCTGTTGCATGGCGATTTCGGGTTCAGACAGAGCCAGAAACTTACAACGCTTCCGAAATTTAACTGGAGCAAAGTGCTTGATGCAATAGAAAAAGCAGGCGGACGCTTTAAGACTTACATAAGAACAAAAACAGAGATTGCAAAAGACGAATTAAAAAGCGATTTACAGGCGGGCGTTATAACAGCGCAGGAAGCTAATGAAATAGGCGTTAAGATTGACGTAGTTGATAATTTCTTTATTGAACCCAATACAATAGAGGTAGATAAGGCGGCTTAGGAGCCCTGCGGGGAGGTTCGATTCCTCCCCCGCCTGCTAAATTAAGGTAAAAATATGAAACAATTGAACATGTTATTATTAGAATCAGGAATTAAAAACTTTAGCGCTCCTGAATTGACAAAAGGAATGAGTGTTCCGGAAGAATATCATGCTAATATCGTTCCTACTTTAATACTATTACAATCAATAAGAGATTATTTAGGTCGCCCGATACGCATTAACAGCGCTTACAGAACGCCGGAATTTAATAAGAGTCTTGGTGGAAAAGCCGACAGTATGCATTTGCTATTTAATGCCATAGATTTTAAGCCAAAGGGCTTTACAAGTGAAGACCTGGTAAAACTTACAGAGGATATTGAAGACAATAAATTTGCAACAATGACTCTATGGTTTGGAAAACTAATCACTCTAACCCCCGAAATGTTGGGCATAGGCTTATATGATAATTTTATTCACCTTGATACGCGTGGCCTTTTAAACAAAAAATCGCCAGCACGTTGGATAAAATAAAGGACATTATAATGACAAACGAAGAATGGGACAATGTGGAACAACAGTTATTTTTATTGCAAAGGGTTGATCTTGTATGCGATGGTTATAATATAAATCTATGCATAATAAGAATTAAAATGAAACTTGTAATTGGTGTATTCTTAAATGGTAAAATAGATTTCAACTGTGCCGAGACTGATTGCGAAATAAGAAGGAAGTTCTTTAATTCAGAAAAGCATTATAGATATCCTGCAAAGATAAGAGTGCAGCTTAAAAAATTTTCAAAGAAAAGGTTAAAAGAACAAGATGTAAACCCAAATGAAACTTGGCTTTTTTATTCCCCTCTTTGGAAATCTTTTTCCTCTTTGAAAAGGCATTTAATTAAAAACTGTAAATCAATTGAAGTTATATAATGAAAATAAGTTTACAACAAATAAGGCTAATCCATACGGCAAAAACAAAACTCGGTTTATCTGAAGATAGCTATCGCGAGATGCTTTCTTCTTTTTGCGTTTCATCATCAAAGGATTTAACGGCCGATGACGCTAAAAAATTAATGAAGACTTTTGAAGGACTTGGATTTAAGCCGGTATTAAAAGAGCCGAAATATAATAAATTAGGTAAGCGGGATGAACGAGCTACGCCGAAACAATTGCGCAAAATAGAAGCCATGTGGAAAAACTCAAGCCGGGTCAGAGATAAAAGTGACGAAGCTTTACGCCGGTTTATAAAACGAATCGCGGGCGTAGATAGGCTTGAATGGCTTCTTATAAACAGCGTTCAAAAAGTAATTAAAGCAATTGAAAATCTTGTTTAAATAATATTTAAGATAAGAAAATGATTAATTCGTTAGAGTGGGTAAAAGAAATAAAAGATTGGAAAAAATTCCTAACCGGCGATCTTGCCGAGGTTGCCGATATAATAGGTGCGGACTCGTTTTTAGAATTATGGAACGCTTTTGCAAAAACGAATATCTACTTATCAGAAAAACCTCTTGACGCGCTCAGACGCGAATATATACGCCAGAACAAAGACAAGGACGTTAAAACCCTTGCCCGCGCTTTGAATTGTTCAGAGATGTTTATTTACAGCTGTCAGAAGGAAACAAAATTAAAAGACAGCCAAATCGATATGTTTGAATAGAGGTGCGGATGGATTAGTTGAATGGAAGAAATAAGAAAGCCGACTTTTTGTCGGCTTTCTTATAATCGGACTTGTCATTAGATATTATCGCCCCTGTATTCAATTATTGTCAGTGTTCATTTGGTTTATAGTAGGAGGGTGTATATCCTTTTTATCTTCTTGTTTTTCTTTCGTCGCGAATAAATCAAACCAACGCGTTAATCGAAATATAGTAAATGCCACTGCAATGGCGGATATTATAGAATACATAAAGAGCAAAAAACCCAAGAACCAAAAAACATTCTGAGATAATCCAATATAAGTCTTAAGTGGAATATTTAGTAAACCAATTAAATATTTCAAAAATGAAGGAACTTCAACATATAATCCTTTGCACAGAATAGCTGCAATTAAAGCTAATATCTGTATAAATATGAAATGGAACAAGCTTGAGCTCATTCCCATAAAAGGTGAATGTTTCTCCTTATTCTCTTCACCGCTAATTAAAGATAGAAATTTCGAGCCTCCTATAGCCAACAAAATTGCGAACCCGCCTAACGAAAACCCAATAAGGTTAGGAAGGATTGCAATAACAATATCCCACCATTTTTCAACTATCCAAAGAGGATACAAGATAAACGTAAGCAATAAAGAAATATGTAAAAACGGCGAAATTATTAATGCTTTTACACCCCCATAAATGCCTATATGGATTTTAAAAAGTCTAACTAAATCTTTATAGGATTCAAACATTTGTTTCGATGTCTTCATTTTGTTTTTCTTGAATTGCATTTAACATATCGTTTGATTTAACAAAGAATTTCTCCAAATAGTTTTCCTTCGTAGAGTCTATTCTATAATTACAAAATTGCGGATGTTCTAAAGTTGACTCAGGAGGGATTACTTCACCATCGATATTTTTTCCTTTGGCTTTTACATATCCGTTTGAAATGGCTACACGTGCCATTCCTAAAGTTTTTTTATCAGGCTTGATTGATTGGCCTTTAGCTGCTTTGTATTCAGTATATAAAGTGGCAGTATTTTGATTTTCTAATCGCCTAAGAACTTCTTCTTCCTCTTCGTTATTCACATCAGCATTTGGTCGATTTATAAGTATTTCTAAGTTTGTTAAAACTTGTACTTTAAGTATTTTATATAAACCTTCCTTTGCTTGTTCAATAACAACTTGGCACTCTGGGAATTTTTCTAAAATTGTTTTTGAATTAAGTAAATCAAGCAAAATATTAGCCATTGAATTGGGACTAATACTTCTTTGTGAATTTAAAGCTTCAAAAATAAAGCGATGCTTATTAGGATAAAAAGCGTAGTGATATTTCACAAAGTTCGGCTTTAGATAATCTGGAATATTAATTGCATTTATATCTTCAACTGAAGCGTTATCATCTTTTTTTAAGTTATACCATTCAGCATCAGTTATATCCGTGAACTTATATATATAACCATAAATACCATCTAAATGTTTTTCTGGATTTATGTGATTAAATGTGCCAATTGTTCCTACTTGGTCTCCCCTGATTTTTGCTCTTCCCCTTTCTTTGAAAGCCTCCAGAAAAATATTATAATACTGTAAAGGAGAATGAGGATGCGTTGTTATATTCAATGCACAAAGAGAAACACCTGATTTACGTGCCATTCTTTACCTCGGATTTATTTTATAAAAAGGGGATGAAATCCCCGCTCAATTCCTTCTTTTTATAAAAATCAATTTATCTTTTATTCATTTTAGAATCAACAAACATTTGAAAAACGATGTAAAAAGTAATATTATTTACTTGCAACAATTGCAACTGAGTCCAATGTATTTTGCGTTCGATATTGTCATTAACACATCTATTCTGTTAATAGTATTTTGTTATCCGTTATATAATAATGTATATTTACGATATTGTAGCCCATCAATTGAAACTTTATTCGTTTCGTTATTTTTAATTTTTAGATGTGATAATATAAAGAACATCAGGGGAAAAAATCTATTTATTTTTGCCATAATATTTAGATACGGCATTCTCAATCTCCTTAATATCATCATCGTTCAACTTAAGAAACGGGCGTGCCGGAATAGTAATAGAATGAGCTTTGAAAGTAAAACCTTTTCCTAAAGTTCCTCCTCCTTTTTTGAACTTTCCCTTTTTAGAGCCTTTAACATAACGGGAACGGACAAATGTTTCGCTTCTCGCGCCTCTGTTAATTGTGCCTCCGTCATTTTGGATTTGCGCATATTTTTTATTTGTTCCAACTACGGCTTCGTCGTTTGAAGCGCGTGCGGAAATTGACCTTAGCAGACTGCCGCTTCTGATAAGCATTCCGGCAGTAAAGCCCTTTCTGGTTTTTTCTTTTAACGTGGACTTAGCAAGTTGAGGCCATCCGCCTATGCGGGCGCCTTGAGTATTGAAATTATCCTGAACCGCTTTTAACATTATCTGGGAGATTTCTTTCGTAAGCGGTTGCCGGTCTTTCATCTTGCGAAGCATGGCTCCAATGGTTCTATCTAATACCACCTTATTATTATCCATATTGACAAACTCGTTTTTATTTATTAATATTAATTAAAAGATTTAACGTTGATTGACAGTAGGAAATTTTCGGCGTTGCCTACGGCATTATCTGCTCATAGCAAGCAGCAAATGGAATGGCGGGGAGTAGCCGGCCGCCCAGTCAATGTTAAATCTTTCCTTTTATTAATTCGTAATGTTTCCTATCTTTTAAGCTTTTAACGGGCGTCTTCAAAGCAGTATTAATAAAATTTACTACTCCTTTATTCTTTAACTTATAATTAATTTCGACTACAAGTTTATTGTTTTTATTATTTCCGCCAAAAACATAAAGAATGTTTTCTTTGTCTTTGTCATATAAAACGGCCTGAGGGAAGTTTACAGCTTGAGCAATATTTTTATAATCGTCAACGGTTAACGCAGTTCCTTCGTCCTTATGAACATCCCTGTCGGCATGAATAAGTCTTTTATCATTTAAGACTACAACGCCGGTTTTGGGCTCAATCCCCTTTTCTTTAAGAAAATCGTAAACGTCATTGTCTAAAAATCCTACTGTTTTTGCATCGCCGGTTACCGGGTTTTCTCTTGCAAGCACATTATCGACCCAGTTCTCATAACCTTTCTGCCATTCGTCAGAGTTTACTACATTCGATATAATGTCCGATTTCAAATCAGGGTCGTTAAGTCCTTCAACTTTATTCCAAAAATCAACGTCTAAGCCGTAATTAGTCGCACCGGGATTATAGCGCCATTCCGGTGGAGGCAGTTCACCTTCAGGCGGCATTGCGGTCTGAATCGGCAATTCTTCTTTATCAACGTTGTTTTGCGATAACGCTATAACATAACAGCGGCAGCCCCAATCATTAGGCGGGTAATAAGTTTGCCAAAATGGATGGTCATAGCGATAAACTTTATTATTCAAAGCGGCATGTTCCGGACGTATATGAGCGTCCATTATTCCTTTATATTGCCAGTAAGGACGGTTATCAACGTTGTCAATCTGCCCTTTATAAGCGCCGACTGAAGTTGAGACGTTCATATTGGTATTATATATCGTTTTAAGCCGCCAGGGGCTTCCCAGTTGGACTTCTTTGGTCTGGCCTGTATTTGGGTCGGTCATTTCCTGTTTGCCCCACCAGCCTTTTGTTTTAAGCGTAGGAGCCAGTTCTTTTTGAAATTGTGTATATGGTATACCTTCATTAAGGCTTTTCTGACAGGCTTCCCGCAAATCCTTCAAAATATCTACATCCATTGCCTTGGCAACAGTAAAAGCTTTATTATGCGCATCCTGCCATACTTCACGCCAGTCAAATGAAATAACATACCCTTTAGACTCGAAGTATTTAACAGCTTCTTCAGGAGCCAGACCGAAAAGGTATTGTATATTAATATCATTTTCCGGCATTTATACGTCCATATATTTCGCTAATGAAGATGGCTTTTTCTAAAAACTGCTGAAGCTGAGACGTATTCATTTTTGGATATAGTTTTGAAAGTGAGTCCATTATTTCACTATAATCAGACGATTTTTCAACCAAGTCAAAAATAGGTTTTAATGTTTGTTCCATCTGCAATTGAAGCAACTTTGCAGGTATCGAGTCGGCCGCCTTATCCGCAAAAGATTTTTTTTCTTGTGATTGCTCTGCAAATTCCGGAAACGCCGGCTGTCGCTGGGATGGGTTGTTATTTGATACTTCAATTTCATCCTCCCCAAAACCGTAAGCGTTCATATAATATACTTTAGTGAATTTAACGCCGCTCTCACTAAGAGTTTTATCTCTTGTCGCCAGGTTAAGGTCTACGTCTTCTTCTTCGTACATTATAAACTCCGGCTGTGTGGCTGAACCAAAGTTTATTTCATTTATCCAGCCAATAATCTGATTTATAACGCCGAGGACTATCTGTCTGTCAGCAAGCGCAAGTGAATCCGCTACCCCTTGATGTGTCTTAGAAGCCGCAAGGGAACCTTTATTTTGAAGTTCCGTAGTAAGAGTTTCGTTCAAAACTGCTTTTGAAATTTCAGTATTCTGAAACTCAATAAAAGCTTTGAAAATATCCGATGAAGCGCCTTTGCCCGAAGGCTCTTTTATGTCTACGCTTGCATCATCAGGAATAACCGCGACTGCATCCTGCACCATCGCGTCAAGTTTATCAAGCAGACTGTCAATTGCTTCTTTGCTTGCGCCGCGCGGTTCCTTTCCAATAACCCATGGAATACCGTATTTTTCAAGGAATGTCAGCCAGAATTTCATACCGCCGCGCTTAAACGCGATTGGCCAAAAACAGCGCGATAAAACCCGGTCTCCATACGGATTTTCATAAGTTGGCTTATGCTGAGCGAGTGGAAATTTATAATTATATTCAGAAAGGTCTTTTCCTGATAAGATATTGTCTTTTGTTCTGAAACGAAGTTCGTTTTTAGTTCCAAAACAAAACCATTCCTGGGGCTTTCCCTCTATTTTTACAGGCAAAGTTAAATTACCATCTGTGTTCCATGTGATTTCAAAAGTCTGAAAACCAAAATAAACAGAATCAAGTATTTCGTTAATGATATTGTGCATATTCATTTTTTTAAATAGCGCAGTAATTATTTTGGCTTCTCCCGACTTGGCTTTACCACGGTCAATATCCCAATGTAGTTTTAATACATTACTTTTCCGCTGTTCAATAACACTCGAAACGTGAGCATCTGTAAGAATCTGTCTGTAAATAGAAATATCTTTCCCCTGTTTGCGTAAAACAGGGTCGGGGTCTGGCAGATAACCAAGCATATCAGAATAATAATCTATGCTTTTATCCCTCGTTACAATTTCATCCGACAGGTTGCTTCTTATTTCGCTAAAAGTTTGAAATTCGCCTTTAATATTATATAAACCTTTTGCTCGCATTTTAATATCTCTCCGTTATATTTAAGGATGATCGTTTACGCCTTGACGCGACAAATACTTCGCCTGAGCTCGATTTAGCCGCATGATTTGATAAAGCCCCCGCCCAAAAGCGGTCTGCATGACCGGATACTTCGCTTTGAGTCACATCAAAACGAATATTATTTGACGATGTTGTAATTTTACGTATTGAATGAAAATCTTCTCTGATATCCGTCTCTGAAGGGATTAAAATCAATCTGTCTTCAAAAGAAGTTTTCATATCAAACGCTATTTCTTCCTTTACGCGTCCGGTAAATGTAATCGCTTCGACTTTATTAGTCCCGAACTCTTCCTGCGCCTCTTCGGCGAGTTGCATACCGAGGCCGGTACCATCAATGCAGGCGCGGCTTAGCTTTGGATGTTTTAACAGGCCAAACAAAAATTCACGTTGATGGCGGAATGGCGTTTTTTCCATAATCTTAACGAGGCGGGTATATCTTGTGCGGCCAAGCTCTTCAATAAGCCACATTACTGTTAAATCCTTTCTCCTGCCAATATCCACACCAAGAAATAGTGAGCCAAGATTTTCAAGATTAAGATATTGGGAAAACTGATCGTCGCTCCAAAGCGTATCAAAGGACTCGCAGGTTTTAATCATTTCGTAACTTAAGAAAGCAGTAGCCTCATCAATCGGCTTACAACAAAACTCTTCATGCCACGTGGTTTCGTCAAAGCAATCGTCTTCCTGCTCTTGTAGCCATTGCGCGCGTTCTGTTTGAGTTAACTTCTTTCCAAGTATTCGGTCTGCAAGCCCGTCTTCCACAGCTTTGAAAATATCTGTATTGTGCAAAGACCATTTTAGTTTGCCGTTTCTGATGCTGTCTATAAACTTAAAGAACAAAGCCTGTTTGCCGTTGTGAGTAGACAATATGCGAAGCGGAAACCCCCAGGTGATTGTCGGTTTAGCCGCTTTCCATAATTGAAATTGGTCTTCATGATGCGCAAATTCGTCAAGAATAACTTTTCCGCCTTTACTACGAAACGCTTTAGGATTAGAACTAAGCGCGTTAATACGCTTTCCGTTTGAAAACTCTATAGTAAAAGTTTTAATATCTTTTTCGGAATCTTCGACCTCTTCGTCAAGAATAACTTTTCCGCCTTTACTACGAAACGCTTTAGGATTAGAACTAAGCGCGTTAATACGCTTTCCGTTTGAAAACTCTATAGTAAAAGTTTTAATATCTTTTTCGGAATCTAAGACAACTTCGCCAAGATCGTGCGCGCCGGCATCGAATAATTTTGCCCATTTTGCACAATAAATAATGTATTCCTTTGCTGCCGATTCATCGGCTGATGAAAACCAGACAGCAGGAACAGTTCCTGATACGCAATCGCGTACGTCCTCGTAGCTCTGAACATAAGTCGCACCGATACGCCTGCTTTTTTCCCAGATTTTAACCCTGCTGTTATCATTTAGCCAGTCGATCTGGTAGGGTAAAAAATATTTGTTTTCTGTATTTTCCATAATCTTAATTAAAAAAAACTGCGACATGCCTTTAATTTCGTTCAAAACCCGTTTAACGCCGTTCAATTTTGATAAAAAGGCCTAATAGGTGTATTTACACGCCTAAAAAAGAAGACGCCTTAAAACGCATTTATAAGCCTAATAACTCTTTTTGAATAAGCGCGATTGTTTCAGCGGAAATCGACTTCTTCTTATCCGGCTCATCTGTCGAATCTCCTATGCCGATATCCATGAATTTCTTTAACGCGTCAATTGATTTCCCTAAAGCGAAAATATTTGAAGGGCTTCGGTTTGCTTTTACTTCTTCGACCTGTGCTTTTACAATATCGAGCAATTCTTTTTCTATACTTGCCGACGTGTTTTGATGCTTAGCGCGTTCTCCATCCCAGTTAAATTCTGTCTTCCAGTTATAAAGAGTTTTTCTTGATACGTTCATCTTTAACATATCGACTATCGTGTCAAGCGCAAACCCCTGAATAACATAGAGGCGTTTAGCTTCTTCATAGTAAATAGCTCGTTTCATAATCCCAAGTTTTCCTTGAGCTGTTTGATTTTGGTGTTTATTTCGCGAGCTTCAATCTGCAACTCCCTGAAATCTTTAACTAATAAAAATGCCTTAGTTAATTCCAAATCAAGAAACTCCGCATAAGGGTCAAGAAGTTCGCGTATTTGAATTAAATAAGATTCAGCTTTCATCTGAATCTCGCCTTCTTGTTTTTCAAGATCGGCTAAGCGCCCTTTCATAATCAGTATTTCGTTATTCATTTCTCGCGCTCCTTTGACGCATAATCTAATTTCACTTCCAGCCGCGTAAGAATGCCGGTGAGCAACTCTTTGTATTTTATATCATCTTCCATGAGTTTAAATATTTGTGCAAGCTGGTCTTTATTCTGCTTTTGTAGATATTTTACCATTAAGTACCATGCTCCTAACCCCAGAGCAGTAAATCCTCCGTTGGCAAGTAGTTTGAAAACGTCAGCATTGAAATCCATTATTACCCGACTCCCAAGTAAGAAAAAATTATTTATTCAGTAAAAGCCAATAACGAAAACAAAGAAAATCTTACGCAAATAAATAATAAAACAATTACTAAATGGTTTACTAAACGGTTTATTTGAGGGGCTATAATAAGATTGTTAGCTTTGCATCATTGATATTTTAATAAACTTAAACAACGGAATTCAAATGAACTGGTTTGAGATATTTAAAGCCGGAGAGCAAACTGATTCGAAAGGAAATGTAAGAAATTGGACTAAAGCAGACCTTGATAATATGGTCGCGAAGTACGATCCCCAAAACCACGAAGCTCCAATTGTTATAGGACACCCTAAAGATAATTCTCCAGCATACGGCTGGATTGAAAGCGTAAAAAGAGTCGGCGATAAGCTCTTAGCATTTCCCAAACAGGTAGTTCCGGAATTTGCTGAAATGGTAAACAACGGAATGTTTAAAAAGCGTTCAATAAGTCTTTACCCGGATGGTACAATTCGCCACGTCGGTTTTTTAGGAGCTGTACCGCCGGCTGTGAAAGGTTTAGCCGATGTACAGTTTAGCGAAGGAGATAATGTTGTTATTGAGTTTTCTGAAAATTACAGAATAAATACAATAGGCTCATTATTCCAGAATATCAGAGATTGGTTTATTTCAAAGTTCGGGCTTGAAGTAGCAGATCAGGTAGTTGGACAGTACGATATTGATAATCTTAAGCAATTTATTCCGGACGACCCAATTGTTGCTCCGGCTTTTAGTGATAATATAAATGAGGAAGACGAAATGGAACTTAAAGAAGAAAATGAAAAGCTGAAGCGGGAAAACGAAAAACTGAAAAAGGAAAATTCGGATTTCGCAGAAAGCATTGCGGCTAAAGAGGAAGAAAACGCAAAGTTAAAAACAGATATTGCCGCTAAAGAAAAAGCGGACAGAACAAAGGACTACGAAAATTTCTGCGAAGGTCTTATTAAGGAAGGAAAACTTCTCCCGGCTAACAAACCCGGAGTTTTACAACAGCTTGAAGCGGCTCATCTTAGCGGTTTGTCATTGGAATTTTCTGAAAACGGCGAGACTAAAAAAATATCAGCCGTAGATAAATACAAAGCCATGCTAAGCGAATCACCTAAAATTATTGATTATGGTGAAGTAGCGACAAACGCTCAAGCCGGCGAAGCAATTAACGGCGATGCGAATGAAATCGCAAAAAAAGCAACTGAATTCAAAGAAGAAGAAAAAAAACACGGGCGTGAAATCAGTTATACGGAAGCTGTTAATCACATCGTAAACAAAAAGTAAAAAACGTTTAATAACAGTTTATAATAATTAATTAAGGAGATAATAAATTGAATATTCCTGGAATCATAAAGAATTTTACCGCGGAAACGGCAATTGGGCAGTATAGAGCGGTTGCGTTTGGGTCAACTGATGGTTCTGTTGTCCAGGGAGCCGCTGTAACCGACCTTTTAATCGGCGTATGCGCGCAACCAGCCGGAGGAGCTATTGGAGAACGTGTTGACGTGGTTATGGATGGAATTACAGAAATTGAATATGGCGGAACCGTAACGCGTGGAGCGTTACTGACTACTGATTCTCTTGGAAGAGCCGTAGTTGCAGCCCCGGCTTCAGGAGTGGTAAACAATTTAATCGGTCGAGCCGCCGAATCCGGTGTTCTTGGTACCATCGGTTCTGTAATACTATTACAGACACAAATTAAAGGCTAAAAAGTCTAATATTTATTAATTAACTAAAGGAATTATAAAAAAATGGCACAAACACCATTCCCGATAATACCGGAACTTATGGCGATTACAATCGCCTATCGAAATCAGCGTTTAATTGCTGATGATGTGCTTCCTCGCGTACCGGTGGGCTTGAAACAATTCTTATATCTGAAACATCGTTTAGCAGAGGGTTATACTGTTCCGGATACAAAAGTAGGACGTAAGTCAGTTCCCAATTTGGTAGAGTTTAATGCAGACAGCGTTCCGGGAAGTGCATTTGACTATGGCCTTGATGATATTGTCCCCAACGATGATATTAATAACGCGCCTAAAAATTACAACCCGCTCGGACATGCAGTAGAAAGTATTACGCGCTTGATATTTCTTGACCGTGAAGTTAGGGTAGCAAACACTGTTTTTAATGCCGCGAATTATAGTACATCCAACAAACAGACGTTATCGGGGACAAGCCAATTCTCCGATTACACAAACAGCGACCCGATTTCAGTAATTTCTTCAGCTATGGACGCTATGGTCATAAGGCCGAACGTTATGGTAATCGGAAGACCCGCTTTTTCTGTATTATCCAAACATCCCAAAATATTAAAAGCGGTTTACAGAAACTTGGGAGATAGCGGTATTGCAAGGAAACAGGATATAGCAGATTTATTCGAACTTGAACAGGTCTTGGTCGGTGAATCACAGTTAAACACAGCTAAGAAAGGAGAAACCGCCAACATACAAAGAGTATGGGGTAAACACATTTCTTTAATTTATCAGGAAAAAGCTCCTTCAGTTGACTGTTTAACGTATGGAGTAACGGCTCAATATCAAGACCGTATAGCCGGTTCTCTCCCGGAACCTAAGAATGGTTTGCGTGGCTCGGTAAGAGTTCGAGTTGGTGAAAGCGTATCTGAATTAATCATGGCTCCTGACGCAGGATATTTCCTACAAAATGTAGCGGCTTAAAATTAAAAACAACAGCTAAATAGTAAAGCTAAATGTATAAAAGGCGACTTAGCCTTATTGATGAACGGGCTGGGTGACGATATAGTCGCCCAGCATATTAATGGAGTTAAAATGGCAAAGAAAAAAGAAACAGACACAACTACAACAAAGTACCTTGTTAATGAGCCTATTATGCATGATGACGATGTATACGGTAAAGGCGATCAGATTGAATTGACAAAAGCCCAAGCCGAAGCTTTGTTAAAAGTTAAAGCAATATCTGAAATACCAATTGAAACTGGAAAAGCGGAATAATGTATTGTACCATCGACGACATACTACAGGATTATAGCCAAACTGATATTCTTCAACTCGTTAACGATGAAAATGAAACCGAAACTGATATTGATTTAACAAATGGTACAAACATTGCAACGGCAAGGATACTTGCACAAATTACTGCCGCAGACGATGAGATTGACGGTTATTTACGGAGTCGCTATACACTTCCTCTTACTTCGATTCCACAAAGAGTAAAGCAAATCAGTAAGGACATAGCGATTTACAACTTGCATAAAAGAAGATTAAGAACTCAAATGCCGGATAGTATAATAGCTCTTTATAAAATGGACATTGCTGAATTAGACCGTATACAAAAGGGATTTGTTATACTTGATATTAATTCAAGCTCGGCAATAGAAGTAGCAAACGCCGAAATAGTGACTAACAAACGGAAACAAGATAGAATGTTCCCACGTGAAATACTTTCAAACTATTAAAATTTATTCAAATGACAATTAAAGACGCCAAAGATATAATAAAAAATCAACTCTTAAAGGATATAGCGCTATTACCAAAAGCAGAGCGCGTAACGGTAGAATATCCAAAAAGCATTGAAAATTATCAGTTAACGGCTCCAACGGCGGCTTATTTAATCGTATATAAAGGGGGCAAGTATTCAGAAAGCAAAACTCCGAACATAGTTTTGCAGGATAAGGATATGGAAATATCCGTAGTTATTGTATCAAAAAACTTGGCAGGCAAAACTTGCGAAGAACACATTGACTTCATTGCAGACAGTGTTGCCGGAATTGAAATCGATGGAATGCGCCCCGATGGGAAAATCATTCCGGTTTCGGACGAATGGATTGATGAAACTGACGGTGTCTGGAAATATGCAATTACTTTTAAAGTCCCTGTTGACTTCATAGAAAAAGAAGCCAGGGCAAAATTAACTAATTAAAAATAAAAGGAGTCTTAAATGTTAGAGAAAATAAAGACGAATGCCGAAAAATACAAATACCTGATTTTGCTGGTATTACTTACGGTTGTATTTGTTATCAACTTTACTTTCGTTCTGAATCAAAAAAATGATTATCAGAATACAATAAACAAACTTTATTCGGAGATTAGCGTTTTAGACGCTAATAAAGCAAATTCTAATGAAACAATTGTTTTAGAAAACAAACTTACCGAAGTAAAGAATGTGAGTTTGTGGTTGAATATCATATATACGATATTTATTGCTTTTGTGGGTGTTACCTTTACAAGCCTACTATCAACATGGGGTCAATGGCTTTATACTAACATAAAATTTACAAAGCAAAAACAATCAGCTGAAGAGCAAAAAACATTAACAACAAGCGACAACCAGCAATTAACCGCGGAAATTCAAGCCACTACAAATAAAGAAAACTATAGCCATGTGCTCGCGGTTGTGTATCTCTCAGTAGCATTAATTGTTTCTGTTTCATTGTATATCACTTTTCAGGGTTAATTATGAAAAAAGTACTCCTTTTAATAGTGTTTATGGCATTTGTCTTAACTGCGCTTGGGCAAAAAACAACCGCCTTAACAACGACTGGTCAGAAAACAACTTCAGTAGGAATAAATCTGATTAAACATTATGAAGGCGATAAACTGAAAGCATATAGAGATGCTGGCGGAATATGGACAATAGGCCGCGGACATACAAAAGGCGTAAAAAAAGGGATGGTAATAACCGAAGCTTCCTCAGATGCATTTCTTTTGCAGGATATTGTAGAGTTTGAGGACTATGTTAACGGCAAAGCAAGACGTTCCTTAAAATGGAATGAACGGGATGCGCTTGTCTCTTTTACTTATAATGCCGGTTACCGGCTCAAAGGAGATTTGGCAAACGCAATCAATTATAGCGCGCCAAAGACTGTGGCTTATTTACTGCGAAAGTATAATAAAGCAAAAATTGGCGGCGTTCTGAAAATACTGCCGGGACTAACAAAAAGAAGAAACAGCGAATCACTACTATATGAAAATGGAGAATTAGTACTGAGTTAGCTATAATATTTATAATACTGGGATATATGGATATAAATAAAATTTACTTAGGGGATTGCATTGAAATAATGAAAGGAATTGACGATAAGTCAATTGATATGGTCAACTGCGATTTACCGTATGGCATCACCGATTGTAAATGGGATGTGGTTATACCATTCGATGCGCTTTGGAAACAATATTTGCGCGTTATAAAAGACAATGGCGCAATTGTTCTAACCGCAAATCAGCCATTTACTACCGATTTGATTAATAGTAACAGAAAATACTTTCGTTACGAATGGATATGGGAAAAATCAAAGGCAAGCGGATTCTTAAATGCCAAAAAGATGCCTAATAAAGCGCATGAAAACATTTTGATATTCTACAAAAAACCACCGCTTTACAATCCGCAAAAATATAAAGTTGACGAATTATTCTTAAGGAGAAAAAGGCTTATACGGAAATCGGCATCCGGAAATGTTTTTAACATAAAACGAAAGGAAACCATTTATGAAGATTCCGGCGAACGATATCCGATTTCCGTACTGCCTATCTCCTCTGTAGGAGGCGTCGAACATCCGACACAAAAGCCGGTTCTTTTGTATGAGTATTTGATTAAAACTTACACGAATGAAAACGACTTAATTCTTGATAATTGTGCGGGAAGCGGCACTACAGGCGTAGCTTGTATTAACACGAACAGAAATTATTTTCTGATAGAGAAAGAAGAAAAATATTTTGAAACAGCTAAACGCCGAATTGCCGGAGCTATAAAAAGGAAAGAATTCGAAAGGATAAAGCTTAGTATATGAAAAACAGTTTCAAAACAATCATCATTGCGGTTATTGTGGTTCTCGCGTTGTGGGCGCTGTATTCTTTACTGACAAAAAAAGACGCTCAAACAGAAATACCGGTTAAAACCGAAAAAACGACTCAATATGTCTCTGGGAAAGAAAATATCGATACAACCAGTAAAACGAAAAAAGCCAAATACAGAATTGTTTTTAACAAAGTCGCAAAGGATTCCGGCGCGGTATATACAGTTGATACTACAATAACTAACGATTCGCTTAACGCTAAATATCATTTTGTTACTAAAGATGCTATTAAAGATGGGCTAAGCGTTGACGAAATTATAAAACAATTAGAAATACACAATACAAGAGTAGATACTTTAAAAACAGAAATAACAAAAACAATAATAGCCTCCGAACCTTTTTTTAGTTCCAAGTTTTTTGTTGGTGTAATATCTGGTATAGGGCTTGTCATTGCTGTTATTTACCTATTTGTAAAAATTTTCTAAATCATTTATGAGGAATTAATAAAATGGCATTTGTAAAAGCTGGAATAAAAGAAGCTTTAATGGCCGCCGGCGGTGCGGCGTTTCCGGATAAGACAGGGTTCTCGGCATCGCCCGCAACAATTTACGGCCTTGGATATAGCGACAAAGGAACAATAGAAATAGCCCCCTTCAATGAAATAAAAGATAAAGCCGAACGCGAGTTCCCAAATATGCTGAATGTGAAGGCAGAACTTAATTCCATGCAAATGGATCCGGCTACTATGAAGTTTCTACTAAATTGTGCAGCTAATAGTAGCATAGCAGTAAAATTAATAACAGGAAAACCCGTAATCGGAACCGATACCATTACATCTCCTGATGGCGGTATATATAGTTTCGACTCCGCAGATTCTCTTGGAATAGACATAGATTTGGAAATAACGCCTAAAAGCAGACAGAACAAAATAACTTTACAAAGAGCGTTTAAATATAGCGAGCCGCTTCCTGGGTTTCTTACTAATGCGTCTACCGCAACAGCTCCTTATGTAGCCGGCAAGCTTCCAATGTTTAATAAAAATGCAGTGCCGATTGGATTAATTAGCCCGTCTTTTATTTCAATTGATGATGAAAGACTTGCAGATTTTAAGGTAACAATCAAGACGGTGTCTTCAGCCAACGCATTTAATCGGAGCATTGTCTCAGCCATTTCAGTAAGCCTTGAAGCTACTCTCGGCAATCCAAATATTACCGAATTAATCGCATATCTAACTCACAGTTACAAAGGTCTTGTAACTTTAGATATTCCACTTGGCGCGACCGGTACAAGTGACGATTTAATTATTAATTTCGCAGCTGATGGTTTAACTCAGTCCGGAAAAGCAAATCTTGATGACGATAAACGTGAAGTTGCTGTAACGTTATCAGGGAACTATGATATCGACATGCTAACTTTAGACGGTTCAGGAATCACATTCAACACTTATCTCTAATAGTTATTAAAGGAACGATAAAATGAAAATATACAAGATTAATAATGCGGAATTTGTTTCAGAGGAGTTAACACTTGGCGAAATGGAAGACTTACTTGCACTTGTTGGCCAGCTTAAGCTAAACATAAAAAGCTCCAATAATTCAGGAGATGAAAAAAAGAGATGGAGCGATTTATTTTCCGCTGGCGACATTATTTCCGGTATTCTTAACGCAATAGGAGAAGCCGGCTCCGCAAGAATATTGAGCCAGGTATTGTCAATTATCTTGACTTATAAAGATAGTTCCGAAAAAGCCGCTCCTGAATTTTTCTTAAATGCAAAAAGCTCTGTTATTATCGGAATCCTTAAAGATTTTTTAGCCGGACCGGGGAAGGAAATATTCAGTGGAATAAAAAATTTGACAACTTCTCCGTTAAATATGCAGAAGCCATCGAAGAATCCAGCAGCTTAAAAAAATATTCAGTTAATTATTTCGAACCGGAGGTGCGGTTAAATGAAATAGAAGAAATGATTTATTTCCTTGCCTCCGGGGATATATCAAAATTTACTGCTATTAGGAAAATAAAAATCGGTGTTGCACGTAAATATTACTATCTCAAAAAAGTTCAGGAACTTAATAAAATTTTAGATGATAACGCTCAAATAAAATCTATCAGATAATGCCAAACGAAGTAAACATAAAAGTCACCGTAGACGGAAGCTCTGGCGAGGTTTCGCTTGAAAGAATCATTACTGGGTTTGGTAATCTTCTTGATGCCGCGGAAAATACAAAGAATGGACTACTTGACAAGTTCTCAAACATAGGCAATATCTTTACAGGTATCAATCAGGGAATAGAGCTTGTAAAGAAAGGATTTGATGCGATTTCGGAACCTATCGAAGCGTTTGCCAATCGTACTAAACTTTTAGCCGGGGTTGAAGCCGTGCTTAAATCTACAGGGCGAGATGCGGAATACACTACTGAAGAAATCGTAAAAATGGCCTCTAAGCTTCAGGAAACCAATAAGTACACAATCAAAGCAAAAGATATCATTGATGTTCAAAGCATTGTCTTGGGCTTCGACAACATATCAAAGAAAGCTATTCCTGAAGTAAACCAAACGATTATCAATCTTGCCGCATTTATGAAAACGGATTTACGTAATGCAGCTATGACAGTCGGTATGGCACTTGAAGCTCCCGAACAAGCTATGCGTCGTTTACGCCAAGCCGGAATTGTTTTAGATGAAGCGCAACAAAAGAATATTAAAACGATGGTGGCTCATGGGAATACTGCCGGAGCCCAGGCAGCTTTACTTGGCGCGCTTAAAAAAAGAGTAGATGGATATGCAGTCAGTCAAACAACGCCTCTTGAGGAGTCTATAGCAAAACTTTTGTCTTATTGGAATAAGTTTGTTTTAGCGGCCGGAGAAGCCATGACTCCTTTTATTGAAAGCGTTGTAACGGGTTTTACTAATTATATACTTCCGGCCATACAAAGCGCGCTTGAATGGTTTAAACAATTGACCACGATAATAGCTCCTTTGGCAAAAACTATTGGTGAAACATTATTTAATTCGATTGTGAATACGGTAAAAACATTATGGGAGTTCAAGGACGTAATTTTAGGTATTACGACTTTTATTGGATTTCTGACAATAGCTTTAAATTTGGACACAATTGCATTAAAAGCAATGTATGCATGGGATGCAATCGTAGCCGCGGGTAAAGTAGCTTTGACTTTAGTTACAAATGGCTTAACACTGGCTCAAACAGCTCTTAATGTAGCAATGAATATGACTCCAATAGGCTGGATATTAACAGCGGTTGGATTACTTGTAAGCGTTCTTGCGGTAATTATTACCAGGACAATCGGTTGGGGCAAAGCCTGGGAGTACCTGAAAGCGGCTATTTCAATAGCCGGAGATTACATTAAAGCTTTTTGGAATTTTGCTGAACAGTTCTCTCAAGGGATGATTGAATTATTAACCTCGCCTTATCTCGCAATGTATAAAACTGCCGTAGATGTATTTAGTCGGATTGGTTCTATAATGAAAAAATTGGTAACCGGCGATTTTGAGGGCGTTATGAATGAGATTAAACAAGGTTTTGCCAATAGTTTTATTGAAGTTATAAATAACGCTTCAAATAAAATTAAAAACTCGTTTAATTCGTTTCAGGGCCTTGGTCAAAATGCTTCCGCTAAATGGAGAGAAGCTGGAAAAGACATAACCAATTCTGACGCCGATACTAAAACTCCTAAAGAAACACCGGAAAAGCCAGGTGTAGATAGAAACCGGTCGGGCGGCGGTGGTAATTGGAAAGAAAATAAATCAGCGGTTGATGCTCTTGACGCAAAAAAGAAACAAGAGGAAGCTGACGCAAAACGCACAATTGACGATGAATTAACCCGCGAACAGGCTATTCTCGATATTGACCGTAAATATGATCTTCTAAAAATCAAATATGAAAAAGAAACAGTTGCGGAACGCAAAGCCGCTGCCGACAAGGTTAACGCGGATTACAACAATAAACAAGCCGATCTTGATAATAAAAAGAAAGCTAAACAGACGCAGTTAGCGAAAGAAGAACTTGAAGCCGTATGGGAGGATAATCAGAAAAAACTTAAATATAATGATGCTACCGAAGTTCAGATATTAGAGCAGAAAAAAGCTTACTTGGCAAAAGTCTTAGCTTTGTACAGAGAAGGAACAAAGGAGTATATTCAGGCTCAAAAGGAACTTAATGATAATGACTATGACCTGAAAATTGCAAAAAAACAACAAAAGAAAACGCAGGATGATAATCATATCAATATCCAAAATAGCGCTGATCGAGCCGCGCTTGACGTGCCCGGGAAAGAAGAGCAACTAAAAAAGTTTGATGCTAATACTCAATATGACGACGAAATTCGCGAGTTAAAGGAAAAACTAAAAAAGGGAGAAATCACTCAGAACGATTTCAATCTTGCTTCGGAAACGGCAGAAGTAACGCATCAGAAAAAGCTTAACGATATAAAAAAAGAGTATTATGACAGCTGGCTCGGCGCTTTAGTAGGGTTAAGCAAACAGGAAATTGAAATCGTTTCGCAAATAGTGGATAATGTTGGAAACGCCTTCGGTAAAATTGGCGATATAATAGCGCAAAATGCCTCAAGCGAGGCTGAAAGCGCGAAAAAATCAAAAAATGAAACAATGGAGTCCGATCGTGCAAAGGCTCTTTCATACGCGCGTACACAAACACAAAAAGATAAAATTAACCGTGAGTACGATGCAAAAGAAAAGAAAATGGAAGAGGATGAGGATAAAAAAGCACGCGATAAAGCAAAAGACTGGTATGCTGTACAAAAAGCGGCAAGCGAAGCTAATGCCGTTATCAGCACCTATGAAGGCGCGAATAAGGCTTTAGCTCAGGGTGGATTTTGGGGTATAGCTATGGCGGCCTCGGTTATAATTGCGGGACTTGCAAATGTGGCCTCTATTGCCGCACAGCCATTACCGAAGTTTGCTAAAGGAATTATCGGAATAGATGGAGCGGGTACTGATACTTCGGACAGCATATTTGCCATGTTAAGCCGTAATGAAAGCGTTATTAACGCCGAATCATCGAAAAACGCTATTCCTCTATTATCGCTCATAAACGGTAGCGCTTCTTTTGCAAGGAACATAAACGACCTTGTAATGAACGGAGGTTTCGCGCTTCCTCATTTCGCGTCAGGGTTTACGGGGCTTGGCTCCTCCTCATTTATGAATTCGAATTCTAAAACTTATGTGAATGATAATGGAGAGTTGATTAGCGAAATGCGTTCTATGAACAATAATCTTAAGAATTATGCTGAAGCCGGCGTTAACCTAAAACTCAATATCGGTAAAGGCGATGCTACTAAAATAGCGCGAATGGGAATGGCAGGAATGAAAAAGGATAAGTTATTATGATATTACGAGCGCTTTTCAGAGAAAATAATTATCCGCTTAATTTGGTTTCGGGAATACAGGGAAGCGCTGTGCTTAGCGGTTCAGGAACAAAATTCACTTCACTAAAAGTTGGAACGCTTATAGAAATTGAAGGATATGGAATAATAGGTAAAATATTATCGATTGAATCTGCTACTTCCCTGACATTAGATAGACCAATTAATGACTCTTTCCAAAACAAAAAATATTGGATTGATTTATCGAACTATGTAATCTCTCTTTCAGCTTTATCCAGAAAGATAGAATCGGAAAATGAAGGCGAAGCGGGAGCCATAACGCTCGATAAAGTTTCAATGGAATTTTATTTCGGCGAATCACTTAATCATGATGGTATGACCATTTATAATCCTATTCCCACAATTTTTACTGACCTTGATGAAAAAAAAAGGTTCTTAATAAAACTATTCACTGCAAAATGGGATTTTAGCCCGGAAGGTATATTACTTGTTACAAATACGTATCAGCAAATTATAGATAATATAAGCGACAACTTTGAAGTTAATTTTCGTTCGTTACAAAGTACTCAGATATATGAAGGAATGATTGATTTCTCTTCTATTACTTATCCGGCTTATGCGGATGAGGATGGAAGCGGCGAATTTTACAATACAATAAATTTTGATGTCGTTGATAAACTTAGCGCAATTTCGCTTGTACAGGCTGTCGATATAAGAGAGGCTGCCGCTTTATCGCCGACAATTACAGGCACAGATATAGATGAGGCATTTTTTGAAAAACTTAGGGATGCAAGTAATTTCAGTCTGATGTATGGACTCTCAACTGATGGCAAGCGTAGATATAATCCATCCGGGGATACTAAATTTATTCCTAAATACATTGATTATAACAATTCACCAAAGATTGGAGACATAATTCAAGTAAATTTCCTAAGTGGACAGGAAGAGGATGATCAGTATTATGCTTTACTAACATTCAAATACTTATCCATATCAGCTGACGAGCTAACCTATACAATGTATTATGATTGTATTTCAACTAAACCAGATTTTATTGCCTCAACAACAGATACAAAGCATCAGACTTATATTTTACAGACAGTTAGCGATGCAACAAAATTGGCATGGTACGATAAATGTTTTTATGGAGTCGACGTTTATATTTACGAGCATACTGATAAACAATTAAAGATTAATCCAGCTGGGACATTTATTACTGTAACTGGTGATGAGATTGTAGCTCTCGATGGTTTAAAAATAATAGAGGCAATCGTTAAAGGAATATGGCAGGATATTCCAATTATTAATAATCTGAAAGACCGTAAAGGGAATGCGATAACAGAATTCCGCTTACCCCTTGATTATATATTTCAGCTATTAGACAGTCAGCCGTTTGGAAAAGAACCTCTTGACGCTCTTTCTTATATTGCCAATACCATGAACTGTTATGTTTTTATCGATAAAAACGGCGCGCTTGTTTTACAAAGTAAACCGCTTTATGATTCGGACACAACAAAAGACAAAACCATTCCCGCGAAATATATAAGCAAAATGATAAAGAGGGAATTTTGGGATAAACTAAATGACGCGGTTCAAATAAATGTTTCAAGTTACATCAAAGATACAAGCGATACTTCCAAGATTTCTTATGTGGATGGAGCCGGCTATGCTTATAAACGCGCTGGAATAAAACCAAGAAATCAATTAACAAAGGATTTGTTCCTTGACGCCTCCTCTTTGTCTGATTATGGTATTACGGTTAATGCGGATGGTACGCTTAATGATCCGACTGTAGTTAACGGAGATCAAGGTAAAATACTAAATCATTATGGAGACTTGCGCGCCGCAGAGTATTTGGATTTTTATGGAAAACGTCATGTGGCCTATGAAATAAGCTTTAATAAAATCAGTGATGAAATGACTTCATGGGATTTAAGCGACTATTTCTCTTTTATAAAACAGTCCGCATTTACAGGCGATGCAAACAATGGAAGATATTTCATTACCTCATTATCTTTGGATCATGACGCAAATACCTGCGATATTGTAATTGTTTCAATTAGCAGTAAAGTATATGATGATGCAAATATCCTAATTGGGTTAATGAATGACACATATTTATCAGGAGATTCCTCCTCATCTTCAACGGCCTCTGGCGCAAGTATTGCTAATTCTACAGGGTGGTCGATATGTAAAATTATTACGGCCGACTATACATTAACATATAAAGAAAGCATTATTTATTGCGATGCTTCGCTTAAAAGTATCACAGTCATTCTCCCGGAAGCTTCGGTAAGCAAAAATGCCGAGTATGTTTTTCAAAAAATAGATTCTTCAGTAAATACTGTAACTATTGAAGGAACAGTAGAAGATATTACAAATCCTATCCTTACTTATAACCATCAGGAACTTAGAGTAAAAAGTGATGGCTCGAGGTGGACTATATTGAATAGGTATGAGCTCCTGCGCGGCGCTTCCATAACAGTCACGGCGGATTATTCGTTGACCCTGACTGATAAGTTTATATTATGTGATGCTACTGCTTCAAATATTACTCTCACTTTACCAAATGCTCTTACTTCAAAAGATGTTGAATTTATAATTCTAAAAACTGATTCTTCGGCAAATACAATAACAATTAATGATGCAATATTAAGCTATCAAAATCAGGAATTACATATTAAATGTGATGGAAACTCGTGGGTAACAATAAATGCACTTACAAATTTCAGACAAATAAGCGGTTCGCCAGAGGGGGCTATTACACCTGCGTTTAAACTTGAAAAAGTTTACGATGAAGCAAACAGAATATGGTATCAGGCATGTGGAAATAGCAGTTCGGACTGGGTACGATTATCATCTTCCAATAAACAATATTCAGGCGAAACACCGGTAGAACATGTCACGCCTGATTATGTTGGCCAGATATGTATAGTTACCAATAATAATGTAATATCAACCTGGCTTGCAAAGAATATTGACAACAAATCATGGATTAATATTGAAAGTGCCGCTGGAGCTACCGAAGCATGGGTAATCGCTCAAAACTTTCTGAAGCAAGGCACTACTACTGCAACCACTTATGTTACAGCCGATTATGTCAATAATAAATTCGTAACACCGGATTTACTAAATGGATATGTAACTGAAAACTGGATTAGCGAACAAGGATATTTAGTACAAGGCTCAACGCAGGCCACAACTTACGTCACAGCCGATTACGTAAATAATAAATTTGTAACACCGGATTTATTGAACGGATATGCAACTGAAAGCTGGGTTAATGCAAAAGGATACCTGGTACAAGGTTCAACTTCGGCCACAACTTACGTTACAGCCGATTATGTGAATAATAAATTCGTTACATCGGATTTGTTAAGCGGATATGCAACTGAGAGTTGGGTTAATGCAAAAGCGTATTTAGCGCAAGGTTCTACGCCGGAGACTACTTATGTTACAGCTGATTATGTCAATAATAAATTTGTAACATCGGATTTGTTGAACGGATATGCAACTGAGAGTTGGGTTAATGCAAAAGGATACCTGGTACAAGGTTCAACTTCGGCCACAACTTACGTTACAGCCGATTATGTGAATAATAAATTTGTAACACCGGATTTATTGAACGGATATGCAACTGAAAGCTGGGTTAATGCAAAAGGATACCTGGTACAAGGTTCAACTTCGGACACAACTTATGTTACAGCCGATTATGTAAATAATAAATTTGTGACACCTGATTTATTGAGTGGATATGCGACTGAAGGCTGGGTTAACGCAAAAGGGTATTTAGCGCAAGGTTCTACGCCGGAGACTACTTACGTTACAGCCGATTATGTCAATAATAAATTTGTTACATCGGATTTGTTGAACGGATATGCAACAGAGGGTTGGGTTAATGCAAAAGGTTACTTGGTGCAAGGTTCAACTTCAGCGACAACTTACGTTACAGCCGATTACGTAAATAATAAATTTGTGACACCGGATTTGTTAAGCGGATATGCAACTGAAGGCTGGGTTAGCGCAAAAGGATACCTGGTACAAGGTTCAACTTCGGCCACAACTTATGTTACAGCCGATTATGTAAATAATAAATTTGTAACACCGGATTTATTGAGTGGATATGCGACTGAAGGCTGGGTTAGTGCAAAAGGATACTTGGCACAGGGTTCAACGCCAGCGACTACTTATACAACTCTTGAAACATTAGCTGATTATGCAACACAAAACGATTTAGCAACTGGTCTAAGCCCTAAAGCAGATACGGTTTGGGTTAACCAACAAGGATTTTTAAAACAGGGAACTACTCCTGATACCACATATATCACAGCCCAATATGCAAATAACAATTTTGTGACACCTGATTTATTAAATGGATACGCAACAACAACCGCTTTAAGCAATTTAGAAAAAAGAGTTGCGGCTCTTGAAGGGAAATAAACAACAAAAACCGGAGGATGCAATGGATGCAAAGCGAATCAAAATATCAAAAGAGCAGGTTTTGATGCTTCAAAATTTTGAACTGCAATGTGCGCTACTAAAAAGTGAGATAGAAATAAAGCAAAAGGAGTTTATAACTAAGCAATTAGAATATATGAACTACACTACTGAATTAATACCTGATAAAAAGATTTCAATAAAGAGATTCGATTTAAATAATTGCATAGTTGAATATACAGAACAAAAGGCGTAAGGCTTGTTATGAATATTAGAATAAATAAGTTACCTGAAGAACAGACGGCATTAGGAAATGATGACTATTTGCCGATTGATGGTGAGACCTCAGGTTCAAGGAAAATAGCTATTCCGGTTCTACTTGCAAGCCTTCCAATTGCAACGCAGTCAATGAAAGGGCTAATGTCATCTACGGATAAAAAAAAGGTAGATAGTATCTTGGACTCGGGACATGCCGATCCAGCGACAATAAACGAAATTGAAGCTTGGATTACAGCTCAAGGGTATATAAAGCAAGGCTCAACACCGTCTACAACTTTCGTTACTGCCGATTACGTTAATGGTAATTTTGTTACCCCTGATTTGTTGAACGGTTATGCAACTGAAAGCTGGGTTAATGCAAAAGGATATTTGGTTCAAGGCACAACACCGTCTACAACTTTTGTTACTGCCGATTATGTTAATAATAAATTCGTAACACCGGATTTATTAAGTGGATACGCGACTGAAACATGGGTGAGCGCACAAGGATTTTTAACGGCTTCGGCCATTGCAAACTATGCTACTGAACTTTGGGTTAACCAACGTGGATTTTTAACTGCTTCGGATATTACTAATTATGCAACTCAAACTTGGGTTAATGCTCAAGGGTTTTTAACTTCTTCCGCACTTGCAAATTATGTAACTGAAACCTGGGTTAATCAGCAAGGATTCTTAACTTCATCTTCACTTACAGGATATGCTACAACATCCTATGTGAATGGGCTAAAAAAATCAGTAAGAATTGGCCATACTTACGCTATCCCCGGTGAAATAAAAATAGCTTCTGGCAGTACGGACTTTATTTGCGGATTTAGAATAAGCCTACCAAATGGTCAATCGGCAACGTTATCCACTGTAGCTTTTAAATTATTTGATGGCACAGCTACCTTAAAATTACAAAAAAATGGAACTGATATTACTGGATTAACAACATTGTCTGTAACCTCCACACTATCGACAACAACTTTAAGTACTCCTATTACACTTGCGGATGGGGACGTAATAAATGCAGTTGTTGTTTCAGTTTCAGGGACACCACATTGTTTGGAAATCGACATTTATGAAGATAAAACCATATAAAAAAATCTAAATAATTAACTAATCATGAACAAACAAAAGGAACAAAAAAAATGGCAAGAACAATCGATGAAATATCGTCTGATATAGCAACCGTAAAAGGAACGCTTAACTCACATATTGCCGAATCTGCAACTTTCAATTGTCCCGTTACTATTTATAGTCAAAATGGTGGGGATTCAATAAAAGTTACTTGCGAAATCGCAGGGAACATAATAACACCAGCCGGTTCAACACGTTCAATAAGTGATGTGATGAATGACATTCATACCCGTAAAATAGCTCTTGATGCTCTCATGAAGGAAGCAAAAAACATTAATTACCAAGTAAATGTTTGGAGCTCTTCGGCGGGTGGAGAATTAACTGTGAACGTACTTAATTTAACCCCGGTAAAAACCTTATAA